AATTGGTATGTCAAGAAGAAAAGTGAATATAACAAGATTATAACATATTGAAATAACAAAGGATAAAGATAGATAATTCCTATAATGTCATAGTGTATTATATATGATTCGTGGATGGGGGATCAGTGAAGCGCGTTGAGATAAGCGGAGCTGGATAACTGAGATAAGTCGCAGTCTGATATGGTTTGATATTGTCAAAGCGGGTTTGATGGTAGGTGGTTTGGATGAGTGAGGAGCCGGTTGCTCGGCTCCTTTTTTGATCTGTTCGTGGTGGTTTACTCTATCCGGCCACCCATCGCGAGAGGCATATGATCACCCCCTATTTGAATATAATTCCAGATGCCGTTAGAGTATTAACTGTGATGTTTGTACCACCACCAGTGCCCTCAGCGACTATAATAGATCCGTCGATGCAGTGTATATCCGTAGAAGCCGGAGACGCTCCCATCACCGTGCTCGCACTTTGAGCATATATGCGACTACCCATTCCCGCATATATGCCATGAGCGACTGCGCCAGAAACATCTGCTCCCTTGGCATTTATGGAGCTTGATAACGCTGCAAAAAGACCACTTCCGCCTGCATTTTTGACACCGCAATCGGCACTAATCGAAGCCCTGCTATTGTCGAATACCGCTATGCCGTGTTTATCTGGATAATAGGCGCCGCTTTCGTCCATATTAAATAAGGCGTGTATAAGTGGCAACGTACCACGTACTGCACCGAATGCAGGTCGACTTTGATAAGGATCCATAAAAAATTCGGTCATTGCGTGTCTGGAAATTGTCACCTCTGCGTCATCGGCTAGAATCGTGATCCAGCCATAGTCACGGCCTTTTACCAGCACTTGTTCTGCCATAACAAATCCAGTCAGCAGCCGGATCGTGACCGTGTATCCTTCTGCCACATACATCGGGTAGCGCCCGCTCAGATATGCGAGCGCCTTATTGATGGTACTGAAATCCCCGACGGATCCGACCGTGACCTCGGTGTTGCTTTGTATGGGATTTGCGATGGTTGTTAACAGAGAAAAGCAGGAGGCATCGCTATCATATACCACCATGTACATCTGCCCGGACTGGATCTGTCCTTCCGCCAGGGCCTGGCCTGATCTCTTTATCGTCACGGCCCCCAGAGAGTTTATATTCAGCGTAGCGGTGCCTGTGTTGGTATGGTTGGCCCGGAAGATTATCGGCATGCCTGTAATGTTTCCGGTCAGCGCAGGGATCAGGGTGAGGACGTATGCCTTGCCGCTGCCGGTAGTGGCCGCATAGTCAAGCGCGCCGTTTCCGTCTACGTCCAGGCCCGTGTGCCTGTGGTTATTCAATGCATTTAGAAAAGCTGCGGTCACCATTGTGCCCTCAATGCCCCGTGACGGTATGCCGTCTGAAAATATTGTTTTAGACATATTTGTAGGTCTCCTTTTTCCTTAGTCCGGTATGTCGTAATTGGCCGATATTTTTACATCATCGATCACAAAAGGCCCGTTTGTTTCGTAGTCGGGGCTGCACCCGATATGGACCTCCGATGCCGCCGAGGTCCAGGGTACATCTAGAAAATCATTGCCGTCGCTCTCACTGTCAACATGCAGATACCAGCGCCCTGTCAAAAAATCCCATTGGCACACGATCAGATGATATTGCCCTGCAATCCAGTCGCTTACTACCAGATATTCAAACGTCACCCCGGTAGCGTTTCCATACTCAAAATAGATAGCGCCTGTCCTCTGGAACAGGCCGAGCACAGCGGTGCCGGGGCCATGTAAATGCATTATATAATGGCGTGGGGAGGGAGGTATGTCTGTTATGTCTACCAGCAATTTCACCCTTAGCGATAAATGGCCGACCGGGGTCATCTGATAGGGATATATCAGCAGGCCGGCAGCTCGTGATGTTGCCGTATACGACGTGCTGCAACAGCATTTTTCGAGCTGGGCCGCATCTATCCATATATGGCCCGGGCTCGGCGTACCGTTTGCCCGCACAGCACAGCGGGCCTCGACGGTGCCAGATGGGGCCACCAGGCCTTGGTATGCGTATCTTGCCCACTCAGTCGATAATGTGATGAGCAGGGAATCCTCCCTGATTAGGGTATCCCCTGATGACAGCCAGAAAATAACGATTTTGAATCCGTCGGCCTGGGTAAGTGTGTCCGTTTTAAGCTCCGCCGCGAACGACACAACATCTGCAGGCGAAATTAATATATCCGGCAAAACGACCCCTGCGTCGGACACTTCGTCTCCGTCCCACTCCACATCCAGAGAATAGTCTCCCTCATATACGCCCACTGTCTCGATGGCCAGCGTAGTATTCCCGATGGCGCTCCACGATGTTGTGTCCCCGCTTGCCAGACCAGGGTTGCATGCGCTCAGCAGGTTGGTCGTGGCAGGCTCCACATCGACCCCACCCCCATCCCATCCGTCGTCACGCAGGACAGTGCCGATTGCGGCGGAAGGGTCTCTCGAAAGGAGGTCCTCCACCAGGGTACCATTGAATGTACACCAGAACATATAGTCGGAATATGTATAATTACAGAGCGTGTGCGCCGGTTTGAGGCTGTTGAACAGCCCCTCCAGGCTCGGCTCGCCCGTCCACCAGGAGAGATGCTCGCCGCACGTGGACTCGCCTACGCGGAAATAATATACCTCTCCGAAATCGGCGACAAAAACCGTTACCAGCCACACCCATATCCCGTCAGCTCCATACGTGCCATCGTCGGCACCGAGCTCTTCGATGGCGATGATCATCCCCATTTCTGCGGCGAGCGCTATGAAATAGGGGATTGATAACCCGCCTTTAGACCGTATCTTTTTAACCACGGAATCCCTGCGCTGCTGGAGGATAGCCGTGGAGTCTGGGGTGAGGCTGCAGACACGCTCCCAGAATAAGATCATCTCGTCAGTGGTATCGGGGAAACACTCCGCCAGGAGCTGCTCTGCGCGGGCCATTACTGCGTCGAGATGCGCTCCCTCGATCGTTGCATCACCATCATACACACCGTCGAGCTCCACCGGCATCAGTGCATTTAAAACGTCTTTATGTGACATTGATCGCCCCCACGCGGATGACTTCATTGTTGTCCGCTTCCAGGTCGGCAGCAGGCGTGCTGACCACGGCATTGACTGCTCCGTTATCCAGGGCTATCTGCTGCAGCTTGGATATAAAAAGGGTCTGTCCCGGGATGAGCGTGTCCATATACGCCTCGATGTCGTCTGATATTGCGGTGAGGTTCAGGTCTGTCCCGGTGGTGACCATCGTGACGGCCTGGGACACTACTGAGGGAGGCAATACCCGCACCGAGATGTTGCCGGGGCCGACAGGCCGGACCGTATCTATATAATCCTTCGCCTGCCGGCACAGAGATGTGATCTCGTAATCCTGGGCAGTGTCCGTGAAAATATCTGCATCGAGTGCCAGTTGAGTCTCGCTGTCAACGGCCGTGACGTTCGCCTCTTTGCTGGTTGTGGTGTTGGTAACCTTATCCCCTATGGTGACGCCGTCAGTATCGAATGCGCCGCCTGAATCCACGAGCTTGTCAGAGGTGGCCGAGGTGTTTGTGCCGGCATACGGGATGATAACTATGTAATCCTGGGCAGTGTCCGTGAAAATATCTGCATCGAGAGCCAGTTGAGTCTCGCTGTCAACGGCCGTGACGTTCGCCTCCACGCCACTTGTGATGTTCTGCACGATATCACCGGCAGCCACGCCATCGGTGTCGAAGGTGGCGCCTGTATCGACGAGTTTATCGGACGTGGCCGAGGTGTTTGTGCCGGTCAGATAATTATATGATGATGGTGTCTCCGATCCTGTGCCTGCCTCGTTTGCCTGGATTACGACATCCACCGTTCCGATCCCTCGCTCCAGGGGAAAGCACCAGGCAGCATATACATTATCGATCGAGAGTGCCCACTGCTCATAATCTGTCTTATTGCCTCCTGCAGGCGGGGTGCGGATGTAGGTCAGCACCCGGGCGAGCAGGGCCGCGTCCGTCTCACAGGAGGTGCGGGTGATCCCGTAGACCCAGGCATGATGATCCAGGGCAGCAGTGTCGGCCGTGTCCGGATAGATCTGGTCTGCAATATAGTCCTGATATTTATAAAGCCCCCACAGTGCTGATGCCATGCATGCGGCCTTTATGAACAGGAGCGAGCCCTGGGATATGTCTGCAGCAGGAAACTGGTTTTCATAGTCTGTCAGGATCCCGTTCAGCAGTGTGTCAAAGTCCTTTTGAAAACTCATACCACCTCCATGAATTTCTCGAACGTAACCACGCGGCCGTCTGCCTGGGTTGCCGTCACCAGGATCTTGAGCCGATGCAGGTCCTCAATGCGGTCACGCTCCACCTGCACGTCGATGGCACTGGCCCGGCCGGCCTCAATGATCCACGCCAGGGCCTCTTTACAATATTCTTTGGCCAGCTCCGCGGTTTGCTCGGTGTTCTTGGCCCGGGCCAGCTCGTGGAGCCGGGAACCGAACCCCGGGTTGAAAAACCAGTTGCCGCGCTTTATTGCCAGGCTCAGGTAGATGTTGTTCATGATCGATGATGTCTCATCAAAGGTCATCTGCCCGCGTCCCGCCATTGTCTCGATCGCAAAGTCCATAATAAATCCTATATGTGCGAATGATGATTGCTGTTGCCGGTAGTATCAAGGATGGTGCCGGTGGCCGTGATGTTGCCGGTGACGTCCAGACCGCCTGTGATGCTCACTGTGCCTGTGATGTCCAGATCGCCTGTGATGTCCAGGTTGCCTGTCAGGGTCAGGTCTCCTGTGATGTCCAGGTCTCCGGTCATAACGATGTCCGCCTGGATAGTGGCACTCTGCGATGCCGTGGCCGTCAGTGTCTCACAGTCCACCGTCACGGCCGGTGCCTCGACCTCGACCGTGCCCTTGCTCTCGACGTGAATGATATTATCCCTTTTGAAGTGGATGCAGTCTCCCTCGTCCGTGTACAGGGCCACCTCTCCGTTTTCCAGGCTGATGCGGTACCGGCTGTCATCGCTCGCGATCATGAAGACCTGCCCGTCTTTGATCAGGGCCACACCCTGCGCGCCCTCAAGCGGCCGAGAGGTGAATCCGTAGTGCTGAAAGTATTCACGGGCAGTAAATGCCTCGTTCGGCCGGCCCGTGCCGGTAAACCGCTTTATCAGGCCCTCTATAATCGATGATATGGCAACGCGCGCAAGATTAATCATGCCGGCAGCACCCCCAGGTTTGAAAGTTTCAGCGCGGTGGTCGTGCCCTTGGTGCGGTCGCGCTCGAATGTGCGGCCATAGCAGAGCAAGTCGCGCTTTATGTCGAGATCTTCGTCGTGGACGTGATAGACGGCATTGACCGCATAATTGCTGCCCTGTTGGCTGTGTCCGGGCACGCTGCAGCTCAGAGAGTACCCGGCGAATTTCTGCGCATCGAGCAGGACCCGGGCATAGTTTTCCGGGGCCTGGCCGTCGCTGGTGAGCTCGGCAAGGAACGGCTTGCTGAAGGCCGGGAAGGTCTTGTCCTCGATCGTGGTTTCAAAGTTTGCATCGGTGTCATCCCATTCATCCTGATTCTGTTTCTGACCGATGATGGTCACGCGTGAGAAGCGCTGCGAGATGTCGTCGGTCTCCTCGGCGCTGATGATGTTGTTGCCTTTGCCGTCGTGCCTGCAGGTCAGAAAGAACTTGGCCTTTCCGGACGTGACCGGCTCACCGAATACGATCGTGCCGCCGGGCAGGGCAAAAAAGAGCTTGCCCCGGGCCAGGGCATATTTCTTGAGGACATCGAATATGGTCTCGCTGGGTGATATGTTTGTATAGTCATATTCCTCGTCCTCGGTCTCCAGGGTGACGGCGCGCGACTTGCTGCCCTTGACGAAGGTTATGTCCTTGCGGTTGATAAACGGCACGTCTGCAAGCAGCTCTGCCGCCAGGGCCTTCAGGCCCTTGGAGCGATAGTCGGGCAGGTCTGTACAATAGGAGTCCACCAGCAGGCCCATGAGGTCGCGGCCCTCGAGGGTCAGGGTGCGGGCCCTCATGTCATGGCTGCGGAGCCGCCGGTCGATCAGGCCGTTAAGTTCCAGCACTCCGTTGACATACAGCTTGCAGGTCTGGCCCGGCGTGATATCCACGCCCGGGTTTGCCAGGGTCAGCGTAAACGCGTCGGCCGCCTCGAACAGATCGCACTCGATGCGGTATGACTCGAAATCGGTCATCTTTTTCCCGGCAATGAGCAGCTCGACACTATCTGACATAGATCCTCACAGCGCCCTTGACGGCATTGGGCTTTGCAATGGTGTTGACCGCACAGATGCGGTCGCCATACTGATATGGCAGGCCGTGCTGTGCACAGAGCAAGTGCAGGGGCGTCTCGTCCGCCACGACGATGGTGATGAGGCGCTCGTATTCGATCTTGACCTGGCGTGCGTGGTCGGTCAGGGTGCGGGCCAGGGTCTTCAGTGCCGGCATGGTCCGTGTCTCGGCGACGGCCGCTGCAATGGCAACGTGGGCCGAGGATAACGATGTTTCTATCTGTGTGACCGTGAGCAGCTCAGGGCTTGTCTCGGTGCTTATATAGCGGCCCAGGGCATCAAAGCTCTGCCGGTTTTCGAGTGTGCGAGCGGTCTGGCGGTCGACCTCGTCCGCTGCATAAAGATAGCCCAGGTCGAGAGCGGCCCGCGATGCCGTGGCGATCCGGACATGCTTGACCATGCTTGAGTCAATCCCTGCCTCCAGCGCTGTCATGCCGTCCCGGAACGAATCCATAAACCGGGCAGGCGCGTCCTTGTTGTCCGCATACAGCAGGCTGTAGCGTTCGGCCGTTCGAGCGAGCGCGCCGATCACCCTGCCGGGCAGGGTCGTGCCAAACTCGATCGCGGCAATCAGGGTGTTTGCCGGCTGGGCAATGTCGGAGAGCTGCTCTTCCAGTTCGCCGACAAAGGTGGCGACCGTTTTCGTATATTCCCGGGCCGCGGACGATATCCCGGTGAACTGCCCGAGGATCCCCGTGTCCGGATCAAGGCTCACACCTAGTATGGTTGCGGCCTCGGCGCCGAGTTCGTCGCGCATATCCGTTGCAAATTCCGCCTTGTGTTCGTCGATCGCGCTTTGATATGCGGCCTCGACCTCGCTGTCCACGTCGGGCCAGCGGCCAGGGTCGGTGGCAGTCTTCAGCGTTTCGATGAATGTGATGTCGATCTCGGCCGTGAGCTGCCGGTCGTCATGACGAACGCCTAGGCGTTCGATGCAGCCAGACATGATGCCGTATTTGGGATGGACCAGCTCGAACAATTCGCGACTGGCCAGGTGATCCAAAAATGCGCGGTGCCCCTCATAGGTGGCATCGTAGAAATAACAGCGGATCCTCACCTCGCGGGCCTTGAGGCCCATATCCTCCAGGAGCGCGCCGCCTGCATACGGGATCTCGTGCCGCGCGATCGCCTTTGAGAGTGAATCGGAGATGTCCTCGATCTCCAGGGCATACCCGTCGATGGCGGCTGCATATTTATCGGCCAAAGAATGCCCCCCTGTTTTCCACGCTCAGTTTTGCCCCCATATTGTCCACTGTGCTGATGGTGCGCCCGTGCTCGTCTATCTGGTTTATAATGTTTATCTCCGGCTTGATCTCGGGCTGCTCCCTGTCGTGCAGCACATCGTACAGCCATGACCCCAGCGCCCCTGAAGGATCGCCGAGGGCCTTATTGATGGCCGTGGTTATGCCGTAGGCTGCCAGCCCCGTGGCGGCTGCCACGGCAACGGATGTGCCCAGGCCTGCGCCGGTCATAGGGACTGCCTTGGTGAGAAATTGTTTTGCCAGGGTCTTTTTTGCCACACCCGGCACATTGAGCCCCCCGGTGTAGGGATTGGCTACTATTTTGGAAAGAGATGGCGCCGCGCCTGCCGGAACCAGCCCCTTGAGCGATTTGCCCATGCCGACCAGGCCCGTGATCGCTCGGGTGCCCAGGGCGACCCCGCCCAGCCCCAGCAGCCCCCACAGCCCGCCTTTTGTCATGCTCGGGTGCTTGTTGAGCTTCTTGAGCATCGGGTTGATGGTAGAGAGCGGGCCGGAGATCTGCTCGTCCGAGAATTTCTTCAGCTCGCGGTTGAGGTCGCCGAAGCTGACCGCGGCCTGTTCGCTCCAGAACGCAAAATCGCGCATGATCATGGTGCCGTCGCCGCCTGCGGCTGCCAGGGCGTCAAACTCCCGGAAGTCGCCAAATTGCTGGTATGATGCGGCCATCGGGGTTATGGCCCGGATCGATTCTTCACCGAAGATTTTTGCGAGCTTGATCGTGTCGCCCTTTGTGCGCCTCACGATCTCCTTTATGACCAGGTCAAAGTCCTTGAGCACGGTGCGGCCTGCCTTTTTTGAGGCCGGGGCGTCTATGATGGAGAATCCGGTAAGCCGTCGGATCTCTTTTTGCTTTGAGATAATATCTGCAATGGTGCGCTCCACGGCCGTGGCTGCCTGCTCCGATGTGCCGGTGCCGCGTCGGGCGATCTGCAAAAATGCGCCGAATGTGCGCATGCCCTCAACACCCTGGATATTGAACCTGCTCCCTGCCGATAGCAGCCGCTCAAATAGAGAGGCCATGTTCTGCAGGGTAAACGATCCCTTTTTGCCCTGGGCGTCGAGGATGTCAAACACGGTGATAATCTCGCCCGATGTTATGTGCATCTTTTCCTGCAGGTTGCTCGCAGTGGCCCCGATGTCGGCCATGCCCGCGCCCGTGGCCGATGCCACGATGCCCATGTTCTTGAGCGATCCGATCGCATAGCTGAAATTGCCGGTGCGCTCCACAATGGCCTCGATGCCTGCGAGCAGGTTCTCGGGGTTCTGCTTTGTCGCGTCCCCCAGGTCAAAGAGCTCTTTTTTCAGCGCCAGCATCTCTTTTCCGCTCAGGCCCGCCTGGATGGCAAGCCTGGCAAGCCGGGCGTCAAACTGTACTATTCCCTTGCCCAGCATGCCCAGGCCGGCCCCTGCGATCAGGCCGCTAAACCGGGTGAGATAGCGTGAGGAGACCCTGTTGATGGAGCGGCCGACATGGGCAAAGGTTCTTGTTGTGCGGGTCTTGAATTTGCCCAGAGAGCGGGTCGTGCGGCCCAGGTCGGACCGCACGCGCGATGTGTCGGTTGCAAAAACGACTCTGGTGTTATAGTCGGTCATCTCCGCACCTTATGGGTTGCCCCTTTTTTGATGTCTTTTGCATACAGCTCCATGCTCAGGATGTAGAGCCACTGTCCGTCTGTGAGATCTCTGGCGGGCAGGCCAAAGAGATAATGAGCCGTCTCGCGGTGGCAATATCTGAAATACTCAAGGCCGTCGTCCCCGGCGTTTTTTTTACCTCGGCGATCAGGTCCTCGACCTCCTTGTCCGTCATTTTATCCGGCCTCGGTGAGCACTCCTTTTCAAGCGCCAGGTATTCCTCCGCCAGGATATCCTGCTCGTCTGTCGTTATTGCTGCCTTGAAATCGTTGATGGTTTTTGCAACCGGTTGCCCGGGGTTTTCCGGGTCTGACAGGGCACGGTAGAGCATCTGCACGGTGCGCTCGTCCTCGTACTCGTCCGCGGTCATGAGGTTCGGCTCGATACCGGCCTGTTTAAACGTGTTCTCGGCCGCATAGCGCGCCTGAGAGATCTGCGCGCGGGAGAGTACTGTGATGCCCACCCCCTGGTCGGTGCCCGGCCAGGAGATGCGCTTTATGTTTTCCTTGCCGGCTTTGAGTTTTTCCAGCAGGGTCATTCCGTTACCTTCCCGGTCGCGCCGAGAGTGATGGCGCGGGTGGTCTCGTTTTCACCGTCCGCCTTTTCATCGCCCACCGTGAGCGTGCACACGCCGGTATAGGTGACGCGCTTGCCGTTTTCATATTCCAGCGTCAGGCGACCGTCTTTGACCGCTGTCCAGTCAAACTCTCCGGAGTACGGCACCACATACTCGACCTCCACGCCATAGCGCGGGGTTGCCGCCATGAACCCGGTCTTGTTCATCAAGTTGACCCGCTTATTGAGCTCGACCTCCTTGTCGGTCGCGCTCTTGAAATCATCGATCTGAACGCCGTTGACGTCCAGCAACACTCTGCTGAGATATTCCATAATTTTACTACCTCCTTAGAGGATCAGATCTATGCGGCCGGCAAAGACGTGCAGCCCGTTGACCACATCGGCCGGGATCTTGGCATTGAGCCGGTTGGCATCGGTAGCGGATCGCTCCACCACCAGTGCGTCCTTTTCATCGTCCACGTTTTCCACGATCTCAAGCTCTTCGAGAGCATAGAGCACGGAGAGCAGCTCCGACCGCACGCTTGAGACTACCCGCGCGTTGAGCTTTTCCCGCGGGAAACGCAGTGCAATGCGCTCTCTGCAGGCCTTGCGCACATAGTCGAGCGTGCGGATCGTGGTGATGTCCAGCATGGACACATCCGAGATACTCGATGCATTGAGCGTGTAGGTGGTTATTGCCCTCACGATCTGCACATCACCGCCAGGACCCACCTCGCACGGGGCCACGCCTGCCCACAGGCAGGTTTCCTGCTCGGTGCGGGAGAGCCGGCTGGCGATAGCGGGCGCGTGGATCCCGGTGAGAGCCAGTGTGTTAAGCGGCCGGGCCGGGTCCTCCTCATATGCCAGGATCGCCCCGAACGCGGCCGCGATCTCGCAGTCGAGCGACCTTGTGCCCCGCACAAACGGGCAGACCGCGCGTTCGTGGTTGATATTGCCGGCCAGGGTGGTGCCGGTGGCCAATACGCCGGAATAGCCATACACGCCCACGCCCGGGCGCTGTTCGAGCGGGCCGGATACCAGGTCCAGGTGCGTCGTCATCAGGCCGATCGAGGTGGCATCGTTGAGGCTCAGCGCAATGATGTCATACTGCGTCGCCACGCATGCCGCCAGGGCGTTTGTCGCATCCGGATCGGTTGCTCCGGATGCCATGTCCACGATCACGGCCGCGCAGCAGGAGTTTGCCGCCTCATAGCTCACCGCAATGGTGTTGCCCTGGATGCCGTCGTTTTTCGCGGTGAGCGTGACCACGGCAGCGTCAGCGGCCGCGGTTACGGGCAGCGATGGTGTGGCGGTGATCTCGGCTGCCAGGGCCGTGGCGATGACGCCCACGGCGTCGGCGATGGTGACCGCGATGCTCACGCTCTGGTTGCCCACCCACAGGGTCAGGGTGCCGGTGGCTGGAGCGGGATCGCTGATGGTGACCGTTCCGGTGGCTGCCACGCCTGCACCTGCATCGTCCATCGCGCAGATGCTTAGCGCGACATAGGGGTTGGCATCGATCGCGGCCTTGGCCATTAAGTGCGCCTGCGAGCCATCCCCGAAATATTCCGCAGCCTCCACGTCCGAAAAGACCTCGGTCGGGACAAGCTCGGCCACGGATCCGCCCGTGGTCCTTTGCGCGATGATGAGCAGTTTCTGCCGGTTCGTCGGCAGGGTCCTCACGGCCAGCGCCGTGTTGAACTCAAAGTATTTGCCCGGCTTCCGGATGGACGACGGGATATCAGTGAATGTTATGGTCATGGTTTTTTATCCTCCCTCTTTTTCTCCCGTGTGCCCTGCGGCTTTTCAGCCTCGGCGGCGGGTTTTTCTTTGATTTTTCCTGGTACCGGTACCCGGGGCACGGCCACAAGTGACCCCTCCATTAACAACCGGCGATAATATGCCGTGCCCGGAACATCGACCGGGTCGGTGTCGGTGATGTGCTGCCTTTTCTTGCCCTCCATCGGGCAGCGGCTCCCTTTAATCGCTATAACAAGCATACGTCCTCCTTATGTGCCCAGCGTCACCACGTCGGATGCGTCGCTGATATCGTCATCGACCGGGTCCTGCAGGTAATAGGACAGCCCGATCGACAGCAGATCTTCATCGATCTCTGCGGTCTTTTTCACGTCAAACCCGGTCGACAGCTCTATCTCATAGACGGTCAGGCCGAGCTTGTGAAAGTCCTCGTCCGTGATATTGCTCCAGCCCTTTGGCCTGACAGGTTCGATATCGAGCCCCAGGGTCTTTCCGAGCAGGCGCTGCACAATACCCGTGATAATGGGATAAATGCCCCGGCGCCGGTCCTTTTCGCTCTTGACACTCCGGAAGACCACAACCAGGGAGATCTCGATCGTCAGCCCGTACACCTGCAGGGTCTTTTTCCTGTACACGCCTGCCTCGGTGGAGATGAGCACGGCCGGGTGTGCCGTGCCCTTTTTTATGGTGTCGATATCAAAATCGCGCACATTCAGCCCGGCAGCCTCCAGGTCGTTCTCAAGAGCTTCTTCGATGGCTGATATCGGGTCCATTATTTCACCCCCAGAAAATCTTTCAGGATATGGATGCCGGCACGCCGGTCGGCATCGGTGATGCCCAGATATGCCCTCTGCGGGATCTCCACCTTGCGGCCCCGGCCTGCCTTGCCGCCGAGCTGGTGGATGGCCCCATAAATCTTGTTTGTGCCCTCCTCGACAAAATCAGCCCCGGCGCGATAGGTCAGGCTGCGGCGCAGCTGGTGGCTGCGGGTGAGGATCTTGCGGCCCTTTGCGTTTCTCATCGCGCGGGACGTTACCTTGCCGCGCTTTCCGTGAAAATTTCCCTTGCCCAGGGAGGCCAGGATCGTGCGCGATGCCAGAGGCTGCCAGGGGTTGCCGTCCGGGTCCTCTTCGGCGGTGAATCTCTCTTCCGTGGTGAGCAGCAATCTCTCGCCGATGGCCTTCATGGCCGGGCGCAGGTTGCGCGCCCTGGTGGTGATGTGGTCGAGCAGGCCGGAAAGCTCGGCGTCTTGGATGCGCACGGTCATGGTGGCGCCGGCCATTAGTAGTTTTCCAATGTGGTGCGGGTAAAGATGCGGTCAGACGAGCTCGTCTGGATCTCGTCATCCGATGTGGACTCGTCCGGCGTGTTGGCCCCCAGGGTCACCGTGCCCTTTGAGATGTTGGTCAGCAGCTTGATAGCATTGGCATGGCGCTTTTCGATGTGCTCGGGCGCGCCGAGCTTGCGGTCGTAGAGGTTGAAAATCGTGATGTCGACGCTGAGTTTGGCGATGATGGCCGGGACCGGGGAAAAAGGCAGCGAGTCGCGGTACCGCTCGCCGCAATATACCTCGATCTCCGCGTCCGCGTCGCTGATTGCCTGGGCGATCACGCCCTCGTCAGCCACGCCGGTGTCAAAATCGTCGGTGAGACCGACGAGGGTTTCCTCGTCGGTCTGCTTTACGATGTCTGTCCTGGTACAGTACGCCATAGCCTACTCCTGGGCCAGTGCGTCCTCTTCAAACGCGTCTTTGGTAAGGGTCCAGAGCTCCACAAGTTCGGCCTTTTTCATCTTCTTGTAGACGTCCTCGTCGTAAAAGAGTGCCAGGTCGGAGGTGAGCTGGGCAATGGTCATGGCCCCGGGGTCGACCTGCCCGGCTATGGCCGTAAACCGCTGTTTTTTGCTCGTGGCGATAAGCTCTTCCCCAAACTCGGCCGGGTATTCCTTGACCTCGCCCTTTGCATGGCTGCCATACGGCTCCACGTTTACGCTGGGCGACGGTCCGTCATATCTGATATTCATGAATAACTCCTTATAACCGGCCCGGGGACCGATCCGATGCGCCCCCGAGCCTCTTACATTTGGTTGTCAAATTATGTGCCGTACGTGTCTTTCCAGAGGTAGCCCGTGTCCGCGCATACCTGGACGATATCGGTCTCTTCGGCCGACTCGTAGACGTCCTGGTGAGGTGCAGCCTCTCTCCAGGTGGTGACCCGCCTGGGCTGGCCGTCCTCGTAGGCAATTCGCGCCTGCACCCCGGAGGTAAGCACCTTGAGCCCGAGCTTTGGCGCCCGGTAGAACAGGAACCCCATGCCCTTGCCCGCGTTGACCTCCCAGATGTTGGCAGCGGTGAAGTCGTCGGCTGCCGCGGTCTCTTCGGCCGTGGAATATATTGCCTTGCCCACCATCACCTCGTCGAGATCCAGGATGGCCGCGAGCAGATCCAGGGTCAAAACGCCGCGCTGCGTGTACTTGATCTTTGCCAGGATCTCGGCGCACTCTTTGAGCGCCAGGTATGTGGCATTGTCGATGATCAGGCAGTTCGGGTCCATCCCGCATGCGCTGCGTATGGCCTTGGTACCGGTGACAAGGTCCGCCAGGAAGGTGTTGGTGTCTCCTGTCGGCTCCCACAGGCCCTCGGCGTCTACGCCTCCGGAGTTGCCGTCCACCCAGGTGCCGCCGGTGACGATAGTCGCCAGGCGTCGCTCCTTGCTCAGGTCGATCTTGTCCGCCGTGAGTTCGATGGCGTCGGTGTCGGGCTGGAGAGGCGGTGCGTTCTTGCGCTGGGCAAACCTTCGGTCCTCGTCGGTGACCGCCGATGCAAAGGCATACTCGTCGGTTGATATACTCACAGGGCTCATGGTGAGCTTGCCGCGGGCTGCCGGTGTGCCTGGCGCGCGGATTGCGGCCTCGTCCCGGAACCAGATGCCCTTGCTGTATTTGTAAATCTTGGCCTTGGGGTCGCCCCCGTCCAGGATCGGGAAGACCCGATCCGCGATATAACCCTTGTTACGGTACGCGATGGAAACGTCCTGCAGCGGCCCGGCAACCATCATTTCTTTAACATTTTGTCCCATTTTGTATTACCTCCTTATGGGGATGTGTCGGTGGATTAATGCACCACGGTGCCGAGAGAGTAGATGGTGACTGTGGTGGATGCCGTAACCACGCACAGAAACCTCTTGGTGTTGTTCTGGGCGATGGTCATGGTGCCGGTGAGCGTGACGTCCGAGCCTGCGGTGACCGTGATGGTCTCTGCCGCATCCGACGTGTTGGTGATGGTGAACTCGAAGGAATTCCCCACGCCTGCCTGGGTGATGGCCGCGATGATAAGCGCCGCGGTCGGGCTCACGTCGGAACGTGCGCCGCCGGCGCAGTCGCGCAGGATGAGCCCGCCTAAGAGCTGGGCCGCGGTATACGTTGCCACCCCTGCGGTCTCGACCGTGGCGACCGATGACTGGCCGATGAGCGTGCCGAGCCCCTGTGGAAACGGCCCCACGAGCAGCACGGTGGCCAGGTCATCCTCGGCTCCGGAGGCGCCGGTCACCCAAGCGCGCGCAGCCTTCCAGTTTGGCCCGGCGTCCTGGCCCTTGCCCGCGTCTGTCGCTGAGACGTATTCGGGAGAGACGAACTTGCCGACAGCGACCGCCCCGTTCATCCAGAGCTTGCTGATGCCGTGGACCATCACCGATGCTGCCTGGCCGGATTCCGGGCAGTTCTGCAGGATGCCATAAGGCACCTCGTCGGCGCTGTCGGGCCGGCGCACGCCGGAGCTGGTCCGCACCACGTATTTATACTGGTCGTCGCTCAGATCCTCTGCCGCGACGACAGCCTCATCAAGAATAGGGATTTCCACTGCCATGATTACTCACCTCCCTTGGTTTCGATCTCGTATTCATGCGCGAGATCAGGGTTATCCTGCTGTACCTGGGCGAATGCCTGGGCAAAGGACTTCTCCTTGTTGTCGGTCATGTGTTTCCTGGTCAGGGTGCTGAGCTTCTCACCCGCCGTGTTTCCGCCGGCACTCGTGTCCGTGCCCCTCTTGGCGATCTCGCCGAACTCGACCACCTTGTCGATCTCGGCCAGGAACGCTTTCATGAAATCGAGCTGGCTGGTCTTGCCTGCGCCCTCGGCAAATTCGATTGTTGTCTCATGGCCAAGAGAGGCCATGAAGTCCTGCAGGCCGAGCTTTTCCCATGCCGGCAGGAGCTTGCCGTCCTTCTTGCGTGCCTCGCAGAACGCCGCAATCTCGCCTGCTACGGCCTTGCCCCGGGCTTCTTTGTTTCTCTGTGCAAACTCGTCCGCGGCCTCTTTCTTGCCTGCCTCTTTTGCGGCATTGAGATCCGCCTCGCTGAACTGCCCGCCCGGAGAAGCGGTATCGACCTCCAGGCCATCCGGCAGCTCATCCACTTTTTTCTTGAGCAAATCTTTGAAACCCATAGATACCTCCTGTTTTTTTTCTTTTCCTGCATAGGAGCTAAGCGGTACCTCTTCCGGTACGCTCGCTCCCGCCTCTTTTATGTCATCGATGTCCCAGTCCCTGATGATCTTGTCCGCCTCGTCGGCTCCCTTTTCCTCGATGAGCCAGTCGCGCAGCCTGCGGAAGATCCGGGCGATGGACTCAAAGGCCCATGACTCGCCGAACTCGATGGTGAGCGCCTCATCGTCCTGCGCAAACGCCACATCCTTGAGCCCCTTGACCGCAGGCGGCACCGCACCCAAAAACCCGATGTGCTTGAGTTTGTTGCCGGGCAGGAGCGATATGGAGCGCTTCTTGAACCGCCCGTCTTTCACCATATCCTCGAACTCGGGCATGACATCCTTTGCCTTGGCAAACAGAACTCCGCCTTCAGCCTTGAGGCCCTCTGTCCAGCCGTAGGCCGGGGCGTTGATTTTGGGATGACCCACCACGAGGGGTGCCTCGTGCTCCGCAGGGTCGTACCCGGCTGCGATGGCATCGATATCCTCGGCGGTAAAAATCAAGGTCTTCCCGTTCATGGCCGTGTGCGTTCCGCTTCGGAATACCTCGAACCAGTCTGTGAGCCCTGCGAATTCAAACTTTTTCCCCATATTTCCTCCCTTGGCGAACAAAAAAAGCCGCCCAGGGCAAAAGGATCTTTGCCTTGGGCGGCCCGGTTTTTCCGATACCGCGTATTGTCTCCCGGGGCGCTGCCCGGGTTGCGCTCTATACTATCTCTTCAAAAAGGATGCCTCCGTCGCCCTCATAGGGCTCGGTGTGTATATGTTCGTGGGCCAGGATCTCGTGCGGAATGCCGCCCGGGAAGGCGTCACAGTTGCCGTCATCGTGATAGTGCCTGCATACGTGACACTGGATCTCGCCGAAAAGATCTTCGGCGAAGTCTTTGTCGTGCTCGGGGTTATATGACATCTTGCTTTTCCTTGTCCTGCGGCTCGAACCGGAGGCCCAGGTCTCCTTCATACGGCGAGCGGTGGTCGTTTTCCCCCAGCCATATCTCCAGAGGGATGCCTCCCGGAAAGGCCGCGCAGGTTCGCTCGGGTCCGGGGATCACATGAGTGCAATAAGAGCAGACCGCGCTATATGCCGGGATCTCCAGCTCCTTGTCAATAACTGTTATCACTGCCATTCTTCCCTCGCATACTCAAGCCATTTGATCTCGTGAGATGTCCGGCTCCATACCTCATGATGGTGAAGGATGTTTGCCTCTTTGATGGTCATGTCTTTGCTGTTTATCTTATCGGTGAATTCTCTGTGAATATTCGCATTATTAATATTATAAGCATCTTTAAGCAATTGTAAAGCCGTATCTGTATCGGCGGGGCGGTTCGGAGCCGTCATCACATAGCGATATTTTTCGCCCACGGCGCGCATCTCCTTGATGCCTGTTTTCATCGTGAGATTGATGTCTTCCCACGAAAAAGAGCCCCCGCTGGGATGGTTGTGCGTGCATACCAGGCCCTTGAATCCGGAGACCTCTTCGTTTGTAAACGCGACGCTGCTCTTGCGGCCTTCCTTTTCAAAGGCGATCTTGCCGGCATCATCCAGCGCGATAAACTTTTCCGTATCGCGGCCCACGATCGAACGCTCTGCCTTATAAAGGGATGCCTGAACTTTATCCAGACGCATGAGAACCACGTCGGGCCGGCCCTTTGTCGCATAGTCCCATCCGGCCGGGGCATATTCGTCGCTCCATGTCCACCGATCGTATTCCCTGAAACCGAACGTCCGATAAAACTTCGGCAGCTTGCCGTCAAAACAATCCAGCGTTGTGGCGCCGTTTTTAATGGCATCCTTGATGATCGCGGCGCCCTGGTGTCCTCCCGGCTGCGAGAAAACAGAGATCAGGTCGCCGTCATGCAGGGCATATCCTGCCGACTTCTCGGCATTTAAAAAAACCCGGGCATTCATCTCAATATATTCCTGTGGGGTATATGGCGTGACATAAACGCGCAGGGCCTCGGGTAGAGCGTCGCGGATCGCGGTAAACTCTTTAAGGGATGCTGCACCCCCGGGCCCTGTTACCTCTTTGAATGTTGCCGGCACCGCTTTTTTGAACCGCGATGATGGCGGTGGCGGTGGCGTGACCTTCTTCGATGCATTTCCTGCGCCTGGCATCCCCGGGATATTATCGTATGCGGCCTTGCCACAGTTGTAATCCCAGCCCGGGTCGATGCCTTTTGGTATTGTATGAGTCGTGCCGCGGCGGTCAGTCCATTCATAGGTGCCGCCCTCCGGGGCCGTGTCCGGCCCGGCCTTGCCCATGCCGTCGAGGTCGCGCTGAGAGAGAGAGAATGCGCTGCAGTGACACCCCCATCCATTGGGCGGGTAGTGGGTATTCCACCACGGATCGTCTGCAGGCAGGACAAGCCCGTCCCAGGCAAGATGTTCGGGCCTGGGGTTGACGGAGTCGCCGTGGCGATAGCCCAGGTATGGTCTCAGCTTGAGCACCTCCGGATCGGTCATCTGTTTCCAGCGCCCGGCGGAATACGCGGTCGTCAGGTTGGTGTTATAGATCAGGCCGGTGCGCCAGGCGCGCGTGCCGTGATAGCTCCAGCCCGTATTCTCGACGGTTTTATCAAAGCTCTTTTGAAAATCGCGCAACGTGGTGCCGTCTTTCAGTGCCCGCTCGATCGCGGCATTGAAATCGCCCAGCATATCCTCTTCCATTGCGCCTGCGACCATGAAGGCCCTGGAGTGCATGCCGCGCCAGAGATCATCCCAGTGCCGGGTAGGTACGTTCAGTTTTGCCTGAAAAAAGGCGATCGCCTCTTCAAAAGGGAGATCTTTCCAGATAACGTCACTTTTCATTTCTAGTCAGCTTCGTCCCTGCCTGCCAGTTCGGCCGCGATAAAGGCCCGCTGCATAATCTCGCCCAGCTCGTCAGGGGCAATCTTTCCCTTCAGGGCGGTGATGCCGTCTTGGATCTCAGCAAAACTCTTTGCCCCCATCACAACCGCCTTGACCTCGTCGATCATGCCGTCCAGATAATCGGCCGTGACATCGCCGAGCTGGTCCGCGTACAGCTTCGATGTTTTCTGCGCGTCAGATGCGCCACGTTCGTTTTCGGCGAACGAGTTGGGATCGTTGGGCGCCCCGGGCGCAGGAGGCGGGCCTTGCGGCTTTGGTGGCGATACCAGCTCCTCCCCCTCTTCAGGCTCCGGGATGTTATACGTTTCATAAAAATATTTTTTGCTCACGGGCAGGCCGATGTCATTGACCAGCGTCTTGTCGATATCGCTCTGTTTTTTCAGGTCCGGTTTCTTGCCGGCAAAGGTCTCGATGGTGGGGTAGCTCGTAACCCCGGGGAAATTATAGTCCACCAGCCAGCGTACGAGAGTCCCATTTAAGGCCGCGTCGAGCAGGTCGGCATCCGCCTCGATGATCTCCTGGCGCACATCGTCCTGGGCCTGTTCATTGCCGAGCTTGCCGGGCGTGCCCTCGGTGGACGCGGTCTGTCCGAGCACGGCCTTGCTGATTGCCCGGTCCATGTACTCGCACATCTCCTTATAGGAGACCGTGCCGCCGCGCGCCGCCTCCAGCAGGTCGATGACCATGTTGTCGGGAACCACGATCCCGGTCTCGGTGTGGATGCACTCGATGGCGTCGAGCAGCTTGTCCTGCTCGGGCTTGCCCGTGCCGGTCGGGTACTTGCCCACGGGCGTGGGCTGGCCGAACTTGTCCAGGAAAATGAGCCAGAACTTGATGCCGTTTTTCTTGAACCATAACGGCCACCACAGCGTGCGGCCCAGGCCCTCGCCATAGGGATTGTCGGAATCGCCATAGGTGAACGTGATGAACTTGCGCTCCGGAACCGGTTCCCCCTCAATCATGCTCGCAGGTGTCAGCAGCCTGAGCTCGCGCTCGGTGGTGAAGCAGAACCGCCTGGGGTGCTTGCCGATGATCTTTCTTATCGCAATGTCTCCGATCTCGTTGATCCACCACATGACCTCTGCACTGCGGAAGCCGTAGAGTATTGCCCGGAGCAGCTCCTGTCGGGCCTGGTCAAAGTTGCATGCCGTGAATGTCTTTTCCACAAAATCGGCGATGGCCTCGTCAAGATCCGTTGAGGCGGCCCGGCCGTCTGTCATGCCGCTCTTGCCGGGCAGGATCCGCCATTCCTTGCCAACAACTGAGAGCGCCCTGGTCTGGAGCACGCTGCTTGCATGCGGGTCCCGGGCGATCTCGTCGTAGAGCTTTATGCCCTTGCCGCCCGCTTCGGCGCGCAGGACCGGGTCCGGGTTTACCAGCCGGGTCAGGTACCCGGCAAAGATATCGATATCCTTTTGCGTGGTGGCGATCTCGTCGGTGACGGGTTTCTTTTTTATTTTGTCCTGCTCCATATTATCTCCCTAGAAACCGGTCGAGCCCGGCGGTCGCGCGCTTTTTGCCTGTGGATTTGTATTCGATGATGCCGCCCCCGCCCTGCAGCAGGCTCACCGCGCCCTCAAGCGCATCCGGGCCGTCGTCATGGATATTGGCATTCAGGATGTAGATGAGCTGCTCGACGAGCAGGTCCTGGTCACTGTGGCCCTTGATGAATTTGATCTTGCCGTACTCCACCAGGTAGGAGAGCGTGCCGATGATCCGGGCCTCCTTGTTCGTGGTGTGCCTGCACGGCGCCCAGGGCAGGTAGCGGCCCGCAGCCTTGGCATAGTTGAAGATTGCCTCGTGGAGGAAATCTTCGAGCATGTTTTCCTCGATGCCCATGCGCCCGTGATAGGCGTCGTGCTGGTCGTAGCAGGCCTTGAACATCTCGCCGATGGATGCCTTGCGGATCCATGCATGCCGCACGTAAAAGATCATGCTCGCCCGGTCGAGCCCCACGGTGACCGTGCCCTTGTAGTCGTTGCCTTCGCCGTTCTTTGCCGACGGGTCGGTGAAAGATGCGGTCAACAGCTCACGGCCGGCCAGCTCTTCGAGTTCGTAGTACTTGAACCACTGCTCCTGGAAGGGTGACTCGCCCGCGCCGGTGAGGTTGCGCATCTCTGCATTGAAATCCACGCTGCCCATCTGGCGGTGCTTCTTTTCGAGCCTCTCTGCAGACCATAGGGCGGGCCACAGGGGCCTTTGATCGGACTTGCCGAAGTCGAGCCAGCAGTCATATATGCGGCTGACATAGAGTTTTCCCCCGTCTTCGTCCTTTTCCGCGATAAACTGGGAAAGCACGCTCTTGGGGTGAAAGAGGTTGCCGATCATGAGGAAGGTATACCCCTCGCCCATAGACCCGATAACGGCCCGCTTGAGCCAGCGGATCCCTTTGACCACGAGCTTCGGGTTCTCGACATTCTCGTCGTTCTCAAAGTCGTCCACCACGGCGAAGTCGGGCCGGTGCTGCCGGCTCTTGAGTCCGCGCACCTTTTCCCCCTTGCCGCGGGCCAGGGTGCGCACGCCGCCCTTTGTGGTGAAATCATTTTTCTTCCATGTGGGGCCGGTCAGGTCGCCGAAGTCGTGGCGGATCCTCGGGTTCTCTTCCAGCTCGATGCGAATCGGCAGGGTGAAGCCCGTGGCCTGGTCGTTTGTGTCGGAAATGATTAGCTGGAACCAGCGGAGGCCGTAGCAGATGTTGCGCACAGGCACACCAAAGGTGAAAAACGTTGACTTGGCATGCTCGCGCGGGGCGGCCACAAAGATGGACTCGTCTCTGATCTCGGTGAGCTCCTCCCAGTCGCTGTGAAAATCCCCAAACTCAACGGAGAAATAGTGAGGCAGGTACGTCTCGCAGAAATAGAGCTCGTCGTGCTTTGCCCTGGCCTTGCGCGCCTTTTGTTTTTCAGGCGTGTCGTTCTCAAACGGCGAGACCGATTCGGCGATCCAGCCCTTGAGCTGGTCGACCCACTGATCGAAGCGGTTCTCCGAAAGATTAGGCCGTTTTCTCATGATCCTCCTTGAACCGCGCGACGATCACGTCGAAGTTCCGGCCGAAGACCTTGAGGCCCTCGGGGTCGAGCTCTTTGAGAACACCGGCGATAAACTCGATATCTTCAAGAAAGAGCTTGGGCCGGTCGATGTCGGCCGTGTTCTGCTCTTTGGGGCGCAGGTCCACGATGGTTTTCAGGATGTTGCTGTAGGCATAGACGGCCTGATTGTCCACCTGGCCTGCAGGCAGCGCCTCGAAATAGCCCTCGTACTTTTTCTTCTGGATGAGCATGACGGCGATGAGAGCATCGTCCCCCAGGCCATCTGTCTGGCTGTCCTGCTCAGCCTCGGCCCGGGCCGCACGCTGTAGCCAGTCATACTTGCCCCGCCACTCCGTCAGGGTCTGCCTGCTCACCGTGAAGTTTTGGTCGGCCTTGAGCAGGCGCACAGTCTCGGTGATGTTCTGGCCGCAGGAAAGCCATGCCTCATAAGCGACGATTTTCATGTCGTGGGATTGTGCCATCGGGTCAGTCCAGTTCGATGCCGGGCTCGATGATGCGGCCATCGAGGAGGTCGAGACCCTTGGCCGTGATGGATGCCATCGTGATGTCAAAATCCTTTTTCTCTGTGATGGTGACGCAGCCGCGCTCTGCCAGATAGGCCAGGTACGATTTCAGCGAGTGTTCGGCAACGGGATATCCAAAATCGGCCAGGCACCGGCGCAGGAGTACTGCGTCGGTTGGGTTGGGATGCTGGGGCGCCAGGATCTTCAGGATGAGGACCCGGATCCGGTTGTGCTTTTCCGCCTCAATGTTCATTTTTATAACCTCGCGACATGTCCGGCGCGCGGGCCGGGATCTGCGCCCAGGCGGGCAATGGTCTCTTCCTGGACCTTGACGGCTATGGATAGTTGCTGCACCTCTTTGATCACCACCTGGAGATCACAAAGGATCTCCCGGTGGTCGGAGTTGTCCCGCATGACGAAGGCACTCACCGTGTCTTTCATGCCGCGCAGGCATGTTGCCTGCTCGGTCATGGCACGGGCCTGCTCCCTCTGTGCATCGATAAACGGGTTGCCGAACCGCACGGCCAGCTTATAGATCATCCAGATGAGCAGGGCCGCAATGATCACGCCCGCGCCCTGGGCGATGAACAGCTTGATGATCTCGGACGACAGGCTCACCTTGCCCCCTTATCCGCCAGAAGTGCGGTCTTTTGTGCGGATGATTTCGATGACCCGAAGAAGTACTGCAGCACCATGCCGAAGCCCGTGGCCAGTGCCCCGAAGAGCTGATTGACCGGGCCGATGTTTGCCTGTACCGGTGTGGCCCAGATCATAATGCCGATGAGTATAAAGAAGCCCGAGACCACGAGCCATGCCAGGGCATAGAGGTTGATGTCGCGAGATCCGAGCGCCTTGGTGAGCTCGATCTCCCGGCCCCGAGCGCCGGCGATGTCTCCCAGGCGTGCGCGTTCCTCCTCCAGTGCGAGCTGCCCGAGCTTTTCCTGGTGTGAGTACTCCAATTTGCGGAGCTTGAGCAGCGCATCCGGATCCGCGGCGATTGCTGCATCGATGGCGTCGGGTGTGTCCTCGCAGCCGAACAGGCTTGCGATGAGCGTGCCTGCCGCACCCCCTGCAGGTCCTGCCAGCACCTTGCCGAGCAGCGGGGCTGCGCTGGCGATCTTCTGTGCCACTTCCTTGAGGGTCAGACGGAACTCCTTTGATCTTCGCTACCCCTGCCGAAATCGTGGATGCCCTGGGCAATGGCGCAGGCGATGGATAGCTGGTTGAACGGCTCTTTTAAAAACCGGCGCTGGTCAGGGTTGCTGACAAACTCGCACTCGATGAGCACGGCCGGCATGCCCGTCCCGCGCAGGACCTGAAAATCGCTTTTTTTGAGCCCGCGGCTGACGTGGTCCGGAAAGACCTCGGTCAGGTCTTCGAGGATGACGCGGCCCAGGGTGATGGTTCGGGGCGTGCAGTGCGGATAGATATGCGTCGAGATGCCGGAGGTGGTCTGGCTGTGCCAGGCATCGGCGTGGATGGAAACAAACAGATCCGCCAGCCAGGAATTTGCCAGGGCGCAGCGCCTGCCCAAAGACACGGCCTCGTCGGTCTCCCGGGTCATGTGCACCTCGTGCCCCTCTAGCATGAGCCGGTACCGGAGCAGGAACGCAATAGCGAGATTGAGATCGTCTTCTTCGAGGTAGTCGAACTTATCGCCATAGGCAGCGCCGTTGTCATCTCCGCCGTGCCCCGGGTCGACCATGATTTTCATAACATCACCCCCTTTAAACGCAAAAAGGCCGGGCACTCAGGTGATCCCGAATGCCCGGCCCGGTTTTTCCGATACCGCGTTGTTATCTATAATCATGCCCCGGTGACGGGGTACGTGTCAAGCCGTCATTCAACCACCAGCCGGACGCGGCCCCATACGATGCCCAGGGTGTTCTCGGCATCGTACACGGTCAGTTGTGCGGCCTGTGCGCCTGCAGTAATGCCTGCGCTGCCCAGAGCCAGCACGAGCTTGCTGTCTCCTGCATCGGCGCCTGATATGCCGGCTGCCTCGGCTGCAGTGAGCGTCTGTGACCAGTCAAAGGCGGCTGCATCCACATCGCTGTCGATGATGGTGTCATCGTCCAGGGTCAGGGTCATGCGGGTGACCGATGCCAGGGAAGGCGCCGCCTCGTCTGCCATGAGTACGAGGTCGATGGTGTTGTCGCGGCCGGTATAAATAATCTCGGCATGCATAGCTCGCCCCTTATGCGCTGGCTGTGATCTGGGCGGTCAGTGCGCCGATCGCGAACCGCGCAGTGTCCCCGTTGCCGATGATCTTGCTCTCGTTCAGTGCCCCCCAGCCGAGGAAGTTGCCGCCGGTGAGCGCATCGTGCAGGCCAAAGTGCGTGAGGGTGCCCTGGGCACCGGTTGACTCGACGAACTCCAGGGCATTGGCGTTCGTGACGGCGCGGGCGGCAGCAACGTTCCAGTCCGCCGCCGCCGTCGCCTTACGCGCATAGCCGTTGCCCGAGGGCTCGGCAATGGTTCCGCCTGCGTCTCCGGGTGCCGCAGTGGATAGCGACACATAAATGGTGGGCGGCGTGTATGCCCCCTTGCCGAAAAGGTGGTCGAGGATCTCGTTTGCCAGATAGTCTCCGAAATTTCCCATTTTATACCTCCAGGATTGATCGTTTTATGGTTATGGATATGAGCGTGCGCTGATCCTTGACCCCCTCGATGGTCCGTACAGGAGTGACGCTGACGATGGACAGGTCGAGCGGCTCGCCCAGTGTCGATGGTATATACGCGCTGATGGCCCCGAGCAGGTCCGCCAGGGCGTCGACACTGCCGGCAAAGCTCAGCGTGAGCTTGAGCCCGCCGGAGATGTCCACGCTCCCGGCAATGGCGCCGGTGAGCGCCTTGTCCGTCTTGATGAGCCCGGTGATGTCGCAGGCAGCCGAGACGTCGCCGGAGATCCCTCGTATGGGCAGGGCCGCGCCGGTGAGGTCGGCGATCCCTTCCAGGGCGCCGGAGATGCTCCGGAAGATTTTCATGGCACCCGTGATCTCGGGCGCTGCGTCCGCATTGCCTTCCAGCGCATAGACCACCTTTATGCCTGCAGACATGTTGCCCACGGCATCGACGGTGCCGGCCAGTTCGATGGTGCCGGCAATGGACAGGGTCCCGGTCAGGTCGGCGCTTGCAGTTATGGCGCCGATGATGTTCCGATATAGCCCGGCATAGGCGCTCGTCTCTGCCGTGGCATCGATAGTGCCTGCCAGGCCCATGAACGGGCTCATGCCGGCAGCGATCTCCGGGGATGCCTGCATGGCCCCGCTGATGGATCTCAGAGGAGAGAGGGTGCCGGCGGCTGCAGGGAGGGAGTCGAGGACGCCTGCAATGTTGCGGGTGATTTTTGCAGCACCTGTCAGGTCTGTGTCCGGGTCTGCCTGGCCCGAGATATTGCGGATCGGGCTCATACCGCTGGAGGCATCTGCCACAATAGCGGCCGTACCGACCAGGCCGAGCGTGCGTTTCATGGATGCCGAGATGCCGGGCGCGATGGCAATGGTGCCGGCAAGGTCGACGTAGGTCGTCCCGCCCGTATCTACTGCAAGCCACCCCGGAAACATTCTCCGGGGTGGAATGATACGAGGACGCCCCCTGTATACTCCCGAAGACATTTACCCCCCTATCTCCTCAAATACGACGTAGCCGCTGATGTTGATCGAGGCGCCGGGCGCTGCATCGAGCTTCACAACAAGATTCTCGCTCGGTGATATCACTATCTGGCATTCCGGCGTGGGTAGGATGTGCCAGCCGTTGAGCACATTCTGAGATTGCCTGAGCAGTATGGTGGTCTCCGTGGCAAGCGTCGCGGCCGCAAGAATGTTGGTCCGTGCCGTGCCGCCGAACGCAGCGTCTCCTGCTTCCAGAGGCGCCGGGGTATTACTCGTCCCCTTACCCGATTGATCGGTTGCCGTACGAAAGACATTGATCGGAAGTTGTTCGCTCGTCTCGCTGACATCCTGCGTGATGCAGATCTCATGAATTTTTACGATTGCATCAGATGGTGCTGCGATAAAAAACAGTTCACAGACCGCTGCCACTGCCTGCGCGTCGAGTACTGCCGTGTATATACGTCCCATAGGTTATCTCCTTTGTAGCGTATTTTGTTTGCGTGAAAACAGGGGGGGGAATGCCAGCGATGTCTCGCCATAGGTGATTTCAATATAAACCTGAGTGCAGATAGAATACCCTTTATCGCTTACTGCGGCTAAGGCAATTCCAGCAAGTAAATCATCCAAATCATCCCATGTCCATGCTGCATCGGTATCGGGATTTGTAGTCCATTCATGACTATAAGACGTATAATCAGTTTCATCACATGTCTCTATATCGCCATAGTAATTAGTTGAATCAATACATAATAAAGGTTTTGCGTATACAGGATCTTCACCACTGGCTGCCTTAGCAACAACAAAGTGAACTTTTATTCCACTTATAGTTCCTGACCCAGAAGTATTACCAAAACCATAAATGTCCTCTTTGTATGTATCCCAACCATTCTTTACATTAGTTGTTACTCCGTCATTACTTCCTTGAGTATCATCCACGAGGGCATAATTATCTGATCCCGTATTTGGGGTTAATGCTATAGTATCATCAGATGCGGGATAGATGTACTCAATAGCCATTTATTTTGTTACCTCAGCTGCTTTAATCGAATCATACTTATCTGTAGTTATATCAGATGCTTCCATCCCCCAATAAATATCAAAAGCAGGGCCAGTTATTGTTGACTTAAGCTGAAAGTACATAGAACAACCTGGGGGAGAATTTCCCTCACAATGTCGCCAGTGTAGAAAGTCTTGAGCGCAACCAATAACTGAAGTTCTGTCAGCACTTAATTCAAGTTTGTCTGTGCGAGTTTCATAGCAAGTGTTGAAACAACCTCTCGTTTTATCCTTGCACCCATCACAAGTGCCGCACTTATCATAACAGCGATCTATTTCTGCGAAATTTAGCTCCTTGTTTTTGTTGTAAAAATCTTGAAGGTCTTTGAATCCGAGCTTAACCAGCCCGTCTTTTAGTGTTGTTAATGAAACATCTATTTTCTCATGATCGGCACCGGAAGATGTATGATCAGCCAGGTATGCCTCGACTAAGTTTCGGCCACTTAGAATAGCATTTTTAATATCGTGAATACCTGTGCTTGGTTCTTCTTCTTGGACTATATCTGCCATTATTGCCCTTCCTGTTGTTCCGTGGCCTTTGTGATCCCCATCCCCAGCCACAGCGCCAGGGCCTGGACAAAACCGATGTGATACGTGATGGCCTGGATCATGTCTTCCGTGACCTGGCCGCCTTTCTCGATGGCATCGAGCCCGTCGATGACCCCGGGCAGGTGCTTTTCCCTGATCATCTTTATTGCCCGTCTGTGCTCTGCTGTGAGCCGCATTGTTCTTGCTCCCATGCGCTGTGCGCATAAAAAAAGGGCCGGACACTCAGGGATGATCCCAAGTGCCCGGCCCGGCTTTTCCGATACCGCTTGTTTAGGTATTACGTTTTACGTGCCGCCCAGGTCGATCTTGATGCTGGGATTAAGCAACACCCCTTTGATCCTTCCTGCCGTGCACGGTAATCTCAGCGTGCCATAAAACCCCGGCCCGGTCAAGCTCCCGAACACCTCGGCCAGCTTTGCGAACAGCTCTTCATTGCTGATACTCTCGCCCAGGTGCACGTGCACCACTCGGCCCGCCTCCCAGGTGATTTTCAACTCGCAGTACTCCAGCGTGGATGCGGCGCGCGTGGCCGTGATGAGTTCAATCGGGTCGGTCTTTTTCATGTCGTTTTCATCCTGTTTTTCCCAGTGCCTAGTGCCCAGTGCCTAGCGCCTAGCTTCACCGGTATTTCTTCGGACAGTGCTCCTCAATATACGTCCGGATGTCCGGGTCTGCCCAGTATTTGACCCACCAGTCCGCGCCATACTCCTTTTTCATCTGATGCTCGAACATCTTCTTGAGCCCCTCAATGACCCGATATGCCTCGTCCGCGGTCTTTACTTTTGCGATATGCATGCGCTTTCCCAGCCATGCCTGGTACCCGCCCTCGACCCGCCAGGTGATGAGCCCGGTGAGCGCCGCAATTTTTTCGGTTTCTTCGGTGCTGGGCAGGGCAATGATCGTGCTGTTTTGCCGGGGTGCTTTCCTGCGGAAATTGCGCGGGCGATCGCCCCCGGGCTTCCTGCGTATCTCAAAACCATAGCGCTGCACCAGCTCGTCTATCACGCGGCCCGCCTCGGGACCGGTGAGCTCCGCGCGCGACGTCTTGCCGGTGAGGTCTTTCAAAACAGATTTGAAATCATCGGCGTCCATGCCGAGCTGAGCCGGGGCGATGTGCAGGAGCCGGAGCTGGGCCTTTGAGATGTCAGGCATTACGACTCCGTTTGATTTTCCGTATCCTTGCGCGCACGATCGACGGACGTGCAGCAGATATTCAATTTCACGTAGTATTTTCTGACCTTATTCTTCATCTTTTACCCGCGCCCACGCCTTCAGAAACTCGTCCGAGGTTGTCGACACGATCCGCAGGCCCAGGCCCCAGCCTGCGGTCACGCGCACGATTGTTGTGAACAGGGAAAAATGCCGGTTGGATTTCTCGACGCCCACCAGGATCACGCTCGTGCCTGCGGTCACGTGCACACGGCTGCATGCGGTCACGTGGGAGAGGAGGTCTGTCTCCACCAGCACGCCGGACAGGGACACGTTTTTGGCCGTGGCAAACGAATACCCTGCCCAGTTTTCCAGGCCAACCTTGATCATGAATTTGCCCGAGGCCTGCAGCCTGGGATACTCCCGGCGCTCCGGGGTGAGGCCGTATTTGCTGAGGTCCTGCTCCTGCCCGCTCACTCTTCGCCCCCTTCGAGCCTGTCCAGCCGCCGGGACCCGTCGAGCCTTGCCGCGCCATCGAAAAACAGCATCATAGGCACGAGCGAGAGAATCACGAGGAGACAAATAAACCCGTTCATGCCGCCCTCCTTTTATGCCTGGCACGCGCATTGCGGGATGCGTGCAGCCGGTTCGGCCGGGATCTCCTCGGCGCGCCCTTGCCGCGGGGCCTGCCCGCATACCCGGGCCTGCCGGATGCCCTCGGCCCGGACAGCATTTTAACGAGCGGCTCGGTCTCTATCATCCTCATCAAAGATTGTATAATTCCTAAATTCATAAAATCATTCCCTCCTCTGTTTTCCCTAGCGCCTAGTGCCCAGTGCCCAGCGCCTCATCTTCATGCCATCATCATGTATTCTGCCGAATCCAGGATCCTGCAAAAAATTGCCGGGTCCTTTACTACAAAAACATCATACTCAAAGGGCTCGCCGATTATTCCACGGTGATCTGTCGGGTGCGGATCATGGACAATTCTCCCGTTTCTCCATACCACTGCGTGGTTCTGTTCAGCCTTGACAGCCCCTGGTGATTCTCCTATGGCGACAACATAGGTGTCCCGCAGGAACTCTTTCGCGATAGTCCCCTCAATAAACTTTATAGGGAGGAACAATAATCCTTTGCGGGCACACCATGCCTGCAGATGTTCCAAATATTTTTCATGGCCATCGGCCATAAAGTTCGGTACTGATTCAATCGGCAACTCAAAGATTGAGGCAACGCATGCCCTCATACAATCGCCTGTCTTAAAATTGGTGATAGTCTGATTTACTGGTTTCACAGTTTCTCCTTTCCCTAGCGCCTAGCGCCTAGCGCCCAGCGCCTCATCCTCATGCCACTTCCTTCAGCTGCTCCTGCAGAGCCTGCATGGCATCCCGGATCGCTGTGAGCCGCTCGCGCGACACGAACACGTCGCCGTAGCGCTTCTGGATGGCCCTGATCTCGGCCGCGTATTTGTCCGGGTCGAACCGGATCTTGTCCAGGTAGCGGGTGACCAGGCTCACCCATGCCGGGGTCGTGTTGGTCTCCGGGGTGAGACGCAGGCGCTCGAATGCCTGGGTGCCGGCCTCGTCGTCAAACGCAAAGGTGAGCTGCTCCACGATGTCGACAAACGCGGCCTTTTTCCCGCGGGACGCCTTGACCAGGCCGGTCATGGCGCGCTTGTGAAATGCTTCATAAAACTGCTCCACCTCGGATGCATCCCCGGGCATGTAATAGCCCCCGCCGAGGCCGGACATGCAGATGATCGGAATGTCGTGGTTGATGATCAGGTGATTGATCAGGCGACGCGTCTCGCGCTTTGCCTGCTCGGGGTCGCAATAGCAGCCGAACAGACTCAGGGCAAGTTCTGTGGCCGGGCATGCTCTCTCCCGGCCGACATGGGCTTTAAGTGCCTTTAAACATGCCTGCTCGTCCTCGGTCAGTTCCAGGGTGTGCGTGCCGTCGGGCAGGATCCCCAGCCAGTTTTCCTTTATTAATTTACCCATAATATCCTCCTCAGATCCTCTGTAGGATCCAGTCGAGCTCGTCTCGGATCATACTGCAGAGCGTGTCCGCATTATCCGACTGTATGGTGATTGATACGGTGACCCGCTCCTTGCGATGTTTGTGCGTTGTGATCTCTGTGTGGGTGCCGGGTGCGTCCGGCAGGGTGCGTCCCTGGGCCGGATCTCCTGCGCCGGTCTCAGGCGTGTGAGCTTTTGTCCCTTTCGGGTAGAGCTCCTCCAGGAGGCCTTTATTCCGCAGGATGTTGTAGCAGTTGACGCACAGGCCCCTCGCCACGAGTTTTTTCTCTTTTCTGCAGTGGCGGCAGGGTGCCGGATCCCTTTTTGGTCTTGCCATAGTTTCTCCTCAACTCCTGAAAGATTTGTGCTGCAGGTCCTCGGGCCGCGGGTTGTCCACGGCCACCCCGAGCTCGGCCGCGATCTGCCTGCCCTGTTCACAATTCCAGCACTCGGTCATGATGTGCCCGGTGCCATCCTTTAAAACCTCGGTCTGTCTGCGTATGCAGACTAATTTGCGGAGCGTGCAGCTCATGCGCGTGCACAAAAAATACTCATCGTTTTCGTGGATATCGTCGAACGGGATAGACCGCTGCTCGGGCTCGGGCAGGTCCTTGTGAGTCGGCTGCTGTTGTCGCGGGATCCCGGTGAGCGTCCGAACGAACCAGTATTTGTCCACCTTGCGGATGTCGATCTCGTGCAGGTTTGCGATGATATATGTGCCGATGTCCGCGTCGCGGATAAACCATGAGTCGCCGCCCTGCTGAGGGGTACGCCTGGTCTCGCGCTTTTCCGCGCGCAGGCTCTTTTCCGAGATGGCGCGCATCACGAAATGCCGGTCGACCCCGAGGCATGCAGCCAGGCGCGTGGCAGACATGCCCCCCAGGTCCTTGAGCATGCCCATGCGCTTGCGCTTGAGCACGATGCCCTGGGCACTGCGAGTGTAACCCTGCTCCATGAGCTTGCGCCGGATCACGGGCGGGGTATAGCGGGCAAAGGCCTTGAGGAGCCGCAGCTCTTCCGGGCCCCAGATCGGTTCCTTTTTTTGTTTGGCGATCCAGCCGTTCTCGATGGCATAGCGTGTGATTTTCCACCTGGGCAGGTCCAGGCGCGCTGCCAGGTCGTTGACCTGGTTGTCGCCCGTGGCGCATTGATACACACAGCGGATCTCCTCGTGCTGCTCGGGAGAGACCGGGTATTTATACGCGCCAGCCATGACCCTATGACGCCTCTTTCAGCGCCGTTGCCGTTGCTGCCGGGGCGGCATCGGGCAGGGTGCGGCAAACATGCTCGGCCTCGGCAGCCAGGCACATCATGGCAAAGGTCAGCTGCTCGGGCAGACCGGCCTTTTCGATATCGCCGGTGTCGCGCTCCATTAAGCCGCAGAACCGGATCCATTTCTCGATAGACTCGTGGACACCGTCGCACACCTGCAGCGTGTAGCCGTCGCGCGTGATGCGCACGATTGCCTGCGGCTGGGGTGCTATCCATGCCCCACAGGTGCGGGCCTTTTTCGCGGTCCACCGGTTAAGGTGGTCGCACCATATCGGGTCAAAGCCGGGCAGCTCGTGACGGTGGCCGCAGGTGCCGCAGTTCCCGCCGTGCCAGTTTTTCAGCTCCAGGATCCGCCCGAGATTGAGCACGAACATCATCTCGCCGTCGACCGCGCGGAAATCATAGCCGCGGTACTCGCGCCGCATAAACGGGTGCTTTGACGGGTCATAGCCGTTGCACAGCCATACTTCATCGTAGTTTTTATCCGCGATGCGCTTTGACCAGTAGCGCTTATTTTCCCGGAATTCTTCGTTCTTTTCGCCGCGCGCCATCGCGTCGAACGGCTCGCGTTTTAATGTCAGATGCAGTACTTGCTTTTTATCCATGATCTCTCCTTTTAAAATTTCAGCCGACACAGCAGATAATTGTGCCTGACATAATTGAGCTCCATCGCGATTGTGCCGGCCAGAAAAACCTTTCTCCACTTAGGCGGCAGGGAGTCTGCAATGAAATACTGCATGATCGTGCAGACGATGACAGATACCGCGACCCGGTTGTTGCTCGGATACTCCGGCATGAAGGTATTACGCTCGCATCCGCCGCGGCGGATGACCCTGCACGTGGTAAGCCCGTCGGCAATATTCACCGCGATCGCGGCCGCCATGAGGCCCTTGTCATAGTTGTCCCACGGATCCCCGGCAAAGACCTGCAGAGGCAAAAGGGTTAAAACCACCAGGGCCATGATCGCGCGTCTCATATTATAACCTCACGCCGCCAGGATGATCTCGGCGGTCACGGTCTGCTCGCCCATCTGCGCGGCAAGGTTCATTGCCCGGGCCACGAGGTTGTTGACACTGAGCGGATAAGCCTTTTTCGGCAGGCGCTGCAGCACGGCATCGATGGCATCGTCGACAAAGATCTCAGCGTAACGCCCGGCAGCGGCCCGGTCGAACTTGTGCTTGAGATAGTTTGCCGTCTCGGCACCCAGGTCGGTGATCTCGGCGATGGTGACGCGCCTGATCACCTCGCGCAGCTCCGGGTGCATGGACTCGTCCAGCAGGTATTTCAGCTCGGGCTGGCCGAGCAGGATGATGCCGAGCAGTTTCCGGTACCCGTCTTCAAGCTCGTGGATCTGCTTGAGGCACTTGATGGCCTTGACGCTCAGCAGGTGAGCCTCTTCGATGATGAGGACCTGGGTGAGCCCGGATGCTGCGCGGTTCTTGAGCAGGCGGTGTGCCTGGCGGGTTTTGGCTTCGAGCGATCGCCTGGGCGTCTCCTCAGAGATGTCCATGATGATCGCGTCGATAAGGCTCGATGGTGTGATCCGCGATTTGTCAATGATCACGGGAAAGATCACCTTGATGCCCTCGGCTGCCAGGCGGCCGGCAACGGCCTTGCGCATGATGCTCTTGCCGGATCCACACTCGCCATTGATGCCGGTAAACCCTGCGTTGCGGGCCGTCTCCATCATCATCTCGCGCAGGAAGATGTGCTCCTCCCCGAGATAGATGTCCTTTTCCTGCCCGATCTCTCCGATAAACGGCGACCGGAAAAGTTTAAAGTGTTTCATTGCTGCATGTGTCAACATAATAACTCCCTCCTTTTGCTCTACGTTTTGCGGGTTGCCCGGTACCATCGCGGGCTGGGCCTGGGGTGCATGCACCTTGCGGCCGTGGCTCGTCGGGTAGCGCCGTCTGATCGGCGCGGGGCCGATCGAATCCCATATCGCGACCATAGCCAGGCCGTGTGCGTACAGCCATGCCATGCAGGCAGGCGTGCGCCGGATAAATGTCTCGATTGCCGCCACAAGGCGCGCATGTTCGGCAGGATTACGGTGATGCAGTTCGTGGACAAAGGTGCGGGTGAACCGGTCGCGGTTGATCCCGGTGGCACCGGCAAGGTCGCGGCGGCTGATGCCTGCATCGATGAGCAGGTCACATATCCTCAGCATGCAGCGCCCCCTGCGGCCGCGATCTTCGGCGGGGTAAAGGTGCCGGTGGCTGCGATCTCAGCCGCTATGCGATCGGCCTCGCCCTCGGGGATGCTCGCGCCATAGGTGCTCCTGATGGCCGTATTGAGCCCCAGGCTGATCTGACCGTGCTCTGCGATCAGGCGCTTGAATAGGGTGGTGACAGGGATGTCCTTCTGTGGCAGGTCCGCGCTTGTCAGTGCGTGCGGCACTCCCTTGCGCGGCATGAAATCGTGGGCGACACGCTCGGACAGGTTGCCCATGACCTGCAGGTCGGAAAACGGGATCGCGCCCTTTTTCTTCTCGTCTCCATACGCCAGATTGTCCGCGCGTTTTGCTGCGCGCTGGACCGGGGTCTCGGGTAGGGATTTAAACTCCTGGCCGATGATGGCGGCGTCTGTGGCAAAACCGGCCGCATCCTTTTCGATCGGCCCGGCAGCATATTCCTGGCCGTCATAGATCACTGAGATCTCCGGCCAGGAAAACGGCCGCATGACCACGGAGACCTTTGCGCCAGGCATAAGGTTTTCGATGTGGCGGAGGCTGTACTCCTGCTTTTCATACCGGGCATTTCCCGGCCTGTATGATATGCTGTAGCGGCTTGATACGGTGCGCTCTTCGCTCGGGTGTGCAAACAGGTGGCGCAGCAGATCTCGGTCAGGCATCTCCCGAAGTTTGTCGCTGGGGATCCGCAGCCACATAGTGGTGCGGGCCTGGCCGTGGCGGGTATGTTTCTTTGTGGCATTATACCATACACACCAGTCGAGTGCGCATTCGTTGAGCTCCTCGATGCTGCTCGCCGGGTTGAATTTCAGACCGGACTCGAACCAGCGCTCGACCAGGTCCTGCGCCTTCTCGACGCTGCCGTCACGCGTCGGTGTGCCGGGCAGGCCCGCGGGCACATCCACATCCAGGTGGCGCAGCAGGGCAACCACCGGCTTGCTCTTGTTCGCGGCACCCGGGTCCATCATGAGGATCTCAGGCACGCCGCGGACGGGAAATTTCTCGTGTTTTGGTTCCCAGGCGCTGGCCAGGAAGTCGAAGAGGTCCTCGGCACGCTCGCCTGCGCTCTGGTAGTATTTCACATAGATGGCGCCGCTGTAGTGGTCGGTGAGGACCCAGCGGATGATCTTCCTTTTAATTTTGGCATAGTTTTCAAACTTGTTTTTATAAAAGAGTTCGCGCGGCAGGATCTGCAGGGGCGAGCCCGGCCGCAGGTAATACTGGATACAGATCGATGCGTCGACCTGGTGCACGTGGTTGGGGTAAAGGCTCCGCATAGGGATATGCGGATCTGTGGCGAGCTGGCAGGTCTTGCTCATCTTGCGCTCGCGCAGCAGGGTCTGCAGACGCGATGCCGTGATCAATCCTCGCTCTATGATGCCGTTGTCCTCGGCAATGATCAGGGCCTTTTCCACCGGCATGATCGGGCCTTTGCGCTCCCGGCCGGAGACATGAATCAGGGCAAATATGCAGTCAATCTGCTGTTCGGTCAGCACACTGCGGCCGGCATCAGCGCGCACCTTGCGGCCCGGAGCATAGCCGTGCCGCTTCGCGATGCGGTAGAGCGTCTGGCGTGATTTGCCGGTGAGCGCCATGTATTCGTCCATGACGAGGTCTTTCTCGCCGTTAACGGCCTGTTTCAGCCGGGATACCATGTCGTCCTGCCAGGCCATTATGTCACCCCTTGTCACCGATATCGCCGATGTCGAGCTTGAAATCATCATCATAGGATGCAGAGCCTTTCGGCGGCGTCCAGCCATTGTCCATCTCCGGGGTGCCATAGTGCTCTATCGCCGTATCGTGCAGGGCCGTTGCCAGGCGGCGGATATATCCGACGGTCTCCAGGTAGGCGGCCATCATGTGCGGAGTGGCGTCGATCAGGTCGATCGCGTCCGGCTCGATGCGGGCGCTCATACCCGTGAACTGCAGTTTTATGGCCTCCAGCTGTTTGAGGAATTCTTCTTCGCCCGGGGCAAACCCGCGCGCCTTGATCTCTCTCTCGTGGCGGGCAAGGTCGCGTTCCTGTTTGATGATGACCCGTTCCTTTTCTTTCATGATGCGGTCTTTTGCCTTGAGTGTTAAGCCCTGTTCGGTGATGGTTTTGTCGCGGGATTCAAGCAGTGTCTCGATCGCTGCTTCGAGATCCTCGACATGATCCGGGTCGAGAGGGATCTTTTCCTCGCCGATGGTCACGCCCTCGGCCTCGATGAGCAGGTCGCCGTCTGCGGCCGCGTAGCGGAGCTTTCTCAGCTCGCGGTAGCCGACCTTAAAACTGGCGACCGTCGCCAGAAAATCTTGCCCAAAATTTTCAAGGTTTTGAAGATC